AGATCTACCGAACCTCTTGCTACATGGCAGTCCCGGAACCGGTAAATCAAGCGCCGCCGCAATGTTAATTAACGAATTGCATATTGATCCATATGACGTTTTATGGATTAACGCTAGTCGTGAACGAAATATCGATACTATGCGAGATCGTATTACAACCTTTGCCAGCACAATGCCCTTTGGTACAATGAAGGTTGTGGTTCTAGACGAATCCGACGGGCTAACGCCCGTTGCTCAAGCAGCACTAAGGGGTATTCTTGAGCAGTACGCATCCTCCAGTCGATTCATCCTCACCTGTAATTATCCAAATCGAATTATTCCGGCAATTCACAGTAGAACACAGAGTCTTGAAATCTGTAAAATGGATGTTACCGATTTTACTTCTAAATTAGCAGAGATTCTTTTAACAGAAAATATCGACTTTGACCTTGATACCCTAGATGACTATGTAAGGGGCACTTGGCCAGACCTGCGAAAAGGTATTAATAGCTGTCAATTAAATTCGGTCGATGGAAAACTGTTGAAACAAAACGAAAGTACTTCATCAAGTGATTATAAAATTGATGCTATCGCATTATTCAAGGCTGGAAAAATTAGAGAGGCACGTAAATTAATTTGCGAGCAAATTCGGCCAGAAGAATTAGAATCATTCTTCCGATTCTGCTATGATAATTTAGATTTATGGGGTAATACTAATGAATTAACTGACCAAGCTATTCTAATTATTCGTAAAGCAATGGTTCAAATACCAGTATGCGCAGATGCCGAAATTCTTTGCAGCGCAGTGCTTATCGAATTATCACAACTTACATAAGGAGCAATAAATGTTTTTAGTTTCAACATTTTTCATCGCACCGCTTAATGAAAAGGCAACTAGTCAAAAAGATTTTTTCTCGGATTCACGAAATTTAGCTAGGGACGAACATATCTCATTAGTTCGTAATTTGCGAGCTACCGAATTAAACAGAGCTGATACCGTGTTAAATCTTAAAAAGAAAACTATAGAGAAATGCCGTGATTATTCACGATTTGCGTCTGATAATTATTCAGATGTATATGACTACTTTCACGCAATTTATCCGGAACAATTAGATGCGGTGCAATTAACCACAGAGGAATAATTCTTGTTCATAACTCAAGTTGTTATTCATAACGATATCGTTAATGAATTTAAACAAAAAGCGCTAAGAGCGTATCCAAACGAATGCATATCTGCCATACTAGGTAAGCAAGTTATGGATACGCTCTATATCTATGCCTTAGACGACTTATCGGTTAACAGAACTAACCCCCGTGGAATTTCCTATCAGAGTGCGGAGGAAGAAATAGAAGCGGGCACAAATTTAAAATATTTTGGAACTATTCATACCCACCCAAATGCAGTGTTAACGCACAGTTATATTGATAAAAAAGGTTTTATCGCGGATCAGTTTAAAGAAACCAATTCGTGTGGTTTTATAGATGAAATTTTAGAAGATCGCATAATGGGTATTATGGCTATTGCCGATAGAAAAAAAGTATTTCAGTGGGGATTAATATTTTTTAACGAGCAAATGCAACAAATAGAAACACTAATATCGGAATCAAAGGATCATGATGAAAAGCGGTAGGATAGAAGTAATAACTGGGCCAATGTTCTCAGGAAAATCCGAAGAATTAATAAGGCGGCTGCGCCGAGCTACCTTTGCAAAACAACGAATACAATGTTTCAAACCAAATATCGATAATAGATATAATGTAACCGATATTGCATCACACAGCAAATTAACTTTCTCCGCGAAAACAGTTCAAACTACTGGCGAGCTAAAAACTATTGCCGGAATATGTCTTAATAATTTTGATGTAATAGGAATTGACGAAGCGCAATTTTTTGGGGATGAACTAATATCATTTTCTATTGAACTAGCACGTGCCGGAAAAAGAGTTATTATCGCTGGACTCGATACAACTTTTGCTGGGGAACCATTTCATCCTATACCAGAATTGATGGCTATTGCTGACGAAGTTATTAAATTATCAGCCGTATGCGTAAAATGCGGGGAACCCGCAATTCATTCGCAACGATTAAGCACTGATACTAGTCGAGTATTAGTTGGGGCAGATACTCTTTACGAGGCGCGATGTCGGCAATGCTTTGATCCAATATTGGAATCATAAAAACGGTGGCCGTCAGGCCACCGTTTTTATCTTATTTTATTCTTCCCCTTTTCTAAATATGTCGATTACTTCTTTTACAACAGGGTGCCTTTCAATATCGTTTTCCGAAAATTCAATACTGGCAATAAACTCACTTCTACCGTATTTTTTAAGTGACTCTGAAAAATATTTTAATCCATTATCTCCGCTACGTTTATCTGATTGATCATTATCTCCCGTTAATACTAATTTGGAACCTTCACACAATCTAGTACCTAAAGCAAGAATTTGTTTTTTAGAACAATTTTGAGATTCATCTAAAATTACGAACGATGAAATATTTCGTCCGCGCACATACATCAATGGTAAACATTCGATCCGTTTATTTTCAATCATTGTTGCCAATTCTTTAGCAGAAAAATACTCTAAAAGAACATCAAATAATGCCTGAAGCCACGGCGCTAATTTTTCATTAATATCACCCGGTAGAAATCCGAGATTTTCATCATCGGTTCCAACTGAAGGACGGCATAAAATAATTTTATTTACTTTTTTTTCACTAAATGCCTTAATTGCAGCAAGCATCGCCATAACTGTTTTTCCAGTGCCGGCTGGACCTTGTACTATTACAATCATTTTTTCTGGGTTTAATAAATACTCGAGATATTCTTCTTGGTGAATATTGCGTGGGATAATTTGAACAGCCTTTTTAATTCCTGTTTTAATTGTATAATGAGCGGTATCTGGGTTGTTTTTCTTAGTTGATTCTGAAAACTCGTTGTTGGAGCGTACCTTTTTGGTTCTCGACATATGAAGTGTCTCCCCTAAATTACCCTGCCAAGTATTTACCGGCAGCATTTCAATGCAAATTATTCCTTTAAAAATGCTAAATACTTGTATGCGAACTAAGTTCGTGGGATATTCATTGATAAATATGCGTGAAGGATAACAATGGCAAATATTAAAATAAGCGAAATTCTCGATAATATTAGGCAAGTCTCAATAAGTGCAAGCGCTATGTCTATTCTTCGAGAATTTGAACGAGTTATTGATGAAAATGGGTTATATGCCTTTCATAATTGGAAGACACTAGAGTTAGTAGCGGGCCCCGAAATTGCTGCATACCGAGTCCAATGTACATTTTCATCACCGTTATCCAAAATGCCGGACCCATCCGGCGCCTCTAGATTATTACCATATGGAGTTAAAGTTGGGTATAGAAAAGCATGGCTTGTATATCCTGTAAAAATTGAAGACGCCGATGATTTTCGTCCAAAAATTAAAAAAGCAAAACTTAAAAAAATGCTTGTTTGGCTAATAACTATCAATATGCCACGATTCCTAATGAAAGACATTACCCAAGGAAGCGAAGAAATTATGGATTCTGAAATCGATATGGATGATATCGACTCAACTAATATTGAGAAAGCCTACTCAGAAGATCTTGATACTCACGCGGGCGCACAGAAAGCGGCCGAAGAACAAAATCAGGCTGCCCAATAGCTTAGACTATAAATATAGTTGCATGGGAGTGAAATGAAAGTATTAGAATCTTTTGAAATCTCTGATTTAAAATTCGTGCTCGAGCCCTCGATCCACATCGACGAATTTTGCTCTAAAATTGGTAAAGATGATGAAATTGCCGTTATAAGTTTCTTGGTTAATGATAAGCGAGCAGCTCTTGATGTAATTGGTTTTTTTGAAAATGGTTACGATTTTATTTTGGATGCCGACATTTCTGCATCAGAAATTAAACCCGGTAGCTATTTAGTTTATGTAGAAATTTTACGACGAAGACGCCTCATTACCCAGATATTCCAACTAATTTCAGACTTATCGGCTGCGTCACAACTAAAACAAAATGAATGGAAATTTAAATATATGGATGACGAATATCATCCATTATCCGAAAAGAATTTAAAATTATTTGTTCCGTTAAGCCCGCGTAACTACAGAGAACAAATTAATAGGCCAATTGATAATTTAAAACAGGCGGCGGGAATTAAAACTGAAAGTTATGTATCAACTGATCCATTGATTCAAACCTTGATGCACGCGGCGGGCATTCCTTATGACATTAAAAAACATATTTAGTCATTTTCTCTCTCATACGTCACCAGTTGAAACTGTGCAGAAAGCTGTTTCAGAAACAATTTTAAACAACACAATTGAAAAAACAATTGTAACTATTAAGGAGATCAACATGTCTTTTATTTTATCTTTTAAAACTCACTTCGAAGATATCGAAAACCTATTTAAGAAACTATTCAAATCAGAACCATCTTGGGCACAGGTTGCAGAAACCGATATTGCTTTTGTAAGCCCAATTCTTGAAAGTATTGTTACTTCTGTCGGCGGAACATCTGTTGATGCTGAAGTTACCGCTGCCGTCACCGTCATTCAGAATGGTCTAGTGTTAGCAACTAAATTCATTCAGGCCGAAGACGCAAGCACAAATCTATCTGACGCACTTAACGCACTTAAGACAAATTTAGGAGCATTACTATCGTTAGCGGCTATCAAAAATTCAGCTAAAGTTGCTACTATTACTAACTATGTTGACCTTTTCATTGGCGAGCTAGATGCAATTCTTGCCGTTATTCCTAAGGTTGTTACCGCTGTACCAGTTGCATAAATTAATTTTTAGTTAATTAAAAAGGGACCTCATCGGGTCCCTTTTTAATTGAGGAATAATATGGAAAATAAAATTCTTACATGTTCAAAAATTTTAGGTTGGCTAGCTATTACCTTCTGCGCAATATCAATGGGAATATTTTTCATAGCAACCCCAATAGAAGAATATCAATTAACTAAAAAAATAGATACGCTCCTTTCAACTATAAATTCTCCTTCTGGCCCGATAGTAGTGCTTAATCAAGATTTGTGGGATCTGCATACTACACTTTACAATCTTAATAATGCTGCGCTTAGTGAAAAAACATATTTCGACAATGTCGCCCCTGTTTCTACTAAAAAAATCAATACTATGTTAGATAATATTAATTCATTAACTGCGTCTGCAAATGACACAATAACGTTAGTTAATGCTGCGGTTCCCCAAATTTCTAAAAATACCGATTCTATATCAACAAATGTAAATGATTTTTTAATAACAACAAATGGTACCGTAAAAAATTTCAATCCAGTACTTACTCAGGTCACTAAAAATTTATCTGATCTTGATTCGTTCGAAACTGATAATAACATAAAACAAATGCCCGAGCACATTAATAGTTTATTAGATAATAGTGTAAAAATCACAGGGCAAACAAATCAATTACTTACAGATGTGAATAACCCACACGGATTTATTCATTGGGCTATTAAGCATATTTGGTAATTTATAAATACGAGTATAGAGGAATAAATGGAAAATAGACGTATAGGAAGTAAGGCAGCACCATATACTCGATCCGATAATTCCGGCCAATTTCGTAGTCCGGGTCCCTATATAGGTATAATCAAAAATAATATTGATCCGACTAGAAGCGGACGGCTGCAAGTGTACATTCCCCAATTTGGAGCGGCAAATGAAAATGATCCATTGGGATGGATTACGGTATCATATGCTAGCCCTTTTCGAGGACAGACACGGCAGCGTGTATCAGTTGATTCATATATAGATCCTACTATAGATTTTAATAACACCGATGAAAATAGTTTTCAATCGTACGGCTTCTGGGCTGTACCACCAGATCTAAACGGGCAGGTACTAATTATTTTTGTGAACGGTGATGTGTCTCAAGGATATTGGTTTGCCTGCATCCAAGAATCAGTTAACGCGCACATGGTTCCCGCTATTGGTGCGGTAACAGCATCCACTGGCCCCAATGATGGCGGATATATCTGGCAACCATCAGGTGCTAACGCAATACCAACACATACGATGTTACAACAATATATTCAATTGAATGTGGCTGGGCAGCAAGAAATTCCATATCGTTTGCCGGTAAGTGAACCAGTTTTAACCGCGCAGGCAAATGTTAGTCCTACCGCAGTAACCTCTGTACAAATGGTTCCCCAGGTATTTCAATCGAAACAATTAGGAATACAAGGATTGGCATTTGATTTTATCCGCGGCAGTACTAGTGCTTCCAGCATTAGAGAAAATCCTAGTCAGGTATTTGGTATAAGTACTCCCGGTAGGTTAAGTAGTTTTGCAAATGTTACGCAAAGTGCTACCATAATTGATTTAATTAACAATTATGTAAATTCAAACCCACAAGTAGATGACCCGGCATTAACAAAAGCATTATCGTGTGCTTATCGTACCGGAGGTCATCAATTTGTCATGGATGACGGCACTATTGACGGCCAAGATCAAGGTATAAGAATTCGATCAACCTCAGGCAATGAAATTCTATTAGATGATACAAATGGTCAAATTTATGTTATTAACAGTTCGGGAACCGCTTGGGTAGAGTTATCCCCTTCTGGCTTTATAGATATTTTTTCTGCCTCGGATTTTTCTGTACGCAGCCAAGGAAATATTAATTTCCACGCTGACAAAGATATTAATCTAAATGCTGCGGGCAGTATCAAAATGCATAGTGGATCAGATACTAAAATCGATAGTGCTGGTACATTTTCTGCTCGTTCTCAACGGGCGTCTACCATTTATAATTCTACGGGTGATATTAAAATAGGGTCCGGTGGCGCTATTTCATTATCATCAAAAGCAGCAACCAATATAACCGCAGGCGCAGCTTTTAATGTAACCGCAGCTCCAGTTAATCTTAACGGTGGGCAACCTTCGCAAGTATCTGACCCCGGTGCGATAGAAACAAATAATCAGTTAGAAGTAGGACAGCTTGCTGGCTCACTAGCATGGTGGCAAACTGGTAATTTTAAATCTATATGTGAAAGGGCGCCGGCGCATGAACCCTGGCCTGGGCACGAAATAAACGGTATCAAAACATTTAATGTTACACAAGGAACTTTCTCAGGATCAGAAATTACTCGACCGCAAACAGGAACAACAAGATCAGGCGTGAGAGGAACAACAAAAGGGCATTCAATAACAGAAGCAGACATCGCTAAACAACCAGTAGTTGGGCCAGTTTGCGGTCTCACTGTAAAGGAAACACAGGCGCTTATGGCTCAAATTGGGCAGCGTGAATCGGGTGGAAATTATTCAGCCCAAAATCAATTAGGATTTGTAGGAAAATATCAATTTGGAGCAGCCGCTTTAGAAACATGTGGTTATTTAAAACCCGGTAGTTCTAAACACGGAACTAATTCTCAGGTTATTAGTAATCCAGCAAATTGGTCAGGATTAAATGGATGCAATTCTTCTCAATCTTGGTTTAGTAACACAATGGCCCAAGAACAGGCCATGCTACAATTAATGAAAAAAAATTGTCAATCATTATCATCAATGAATGTTTTAAATAGTAATAGCTCTATTGAAGATCGTGGTGGATTTTTAATGGCGGCCCACTTAGTGGGGGTCGGTGGCGCTGCAAACCTTTATAAAATTTTACATAATCTACCGTCTAATACCGGGGCTAGAACCGCTGATGCGAATGGAACGACTGCTAGTTCATATTATGATCTAGGAGCAAGCTCTGTTCAGTTAGGTAGTTCGGCGCAAAATGCATAAGAGGAGATAATAATGTCTTGGAAATATGAACAAACAACTGGAAATCTAATAGATCCATCTGGAAAATTAATTGGAAAAGGTTATAGCGGTAATGGCGCAGATCTAGATAATTCTTCAGAGCAGCAAATTAAAAACCACGGACCTATTCCCCAAGGATTATGGACTATACAGACATTCGTCGATGATCCTGGAGGGAAAGGCTTATTGGTAACTCATCTTACCCCAACATTCGGTACTAATACGTTTGGACGGACAGGATTTATGATTCATGGAGATAATTCCAATGTTAATCATACCGCAAGCGACGGCTGCATAATTTTAGCAAAACCATTACGAGAATTAATTAGTTCTAGTACAGATAGAACATTAGAAGTATCAGAATGAAAAATGCCTGAAGAGTTAATCTTCAGGCATTTTGTTATTCATCGAAACTAATGGTTGAAAACCCGCTTTCTTTAATAATTTTACAAATTGTGTTTGCTTTTGAAATTAATTCATCCTTATGTGAAATTAACCAAACTGATTTTCCTTGATCTCTAGTTAGATCTCTTAGCAAATTCATTGCATCTAATCCACCTAAAATATCTAGCCCATTATCGAGAATTTCATCTGCAAAAAATAAATTAATTTTCTGATATAAATTCTCATACACATCTCGGAAACTAAGACTTAATCCCAATGAAAGCCTTGCCATTTCTCCCCTACTTAAATTGCCAGGACTTAATTCTCGTCCTAACTCATTAATAGAAACGCTAAGGTCATTTTCAAAAATTACACTATGCGGCAACCCTAGTTTAGTTAGATAATGATCTAACCTTGAATTTAAATAACTTAAATTTTGATCAATTATCTTTTTTCGAATAAAACTGTCTTTATTAACCAGTAATTTTAATAAGAATTCTTGATGTTCGTTAAATTTTGTTAATTCATTCATGGTCGAAAAATCTATTGTTTCAAGTGCAGAATTTTTCATATCAAAAATTGAATCTTTATATGGATCTTCACTATTTTTAGCCGTTTCATATTGTTGCATTAAAAGACTCAATTTATTTTTATGATCGTATGCTTCGGCTATTGTATCATAAGACGGCTGAATTGGAACTTCTATCATCGGAAAATCGGCTAGCCGACGTTCTAAATCTGCAATGGTTTGCTCCAATCTTAATTTTTCCGAGGTCACTCGTTCATATTCTATCTGTTTATTATTAAGAAGTGTGGTGTGAACATCTGTCTGTAATTTTTGATGGCATGTATGACAGCATTGATCTTTTAAACTATCAAGATCTAATTGAAGTGATATCTGTTTTTTATCTTCTTTTGTTAGTAATATTTTTTCTTGCCGAAGGGAATCGGCTAATTCTGCCTTGTAACTTTTTAAGATTTTGTATTCATCCCACAACTCGTACAACACTAATTCTTTTTCAATATCAATGGTCGACAAAAAAGAAATTGCTTCTTCTAATTCAACCAAAGAGCTGGTATGATTTAAAGCCCACTTTTTTTGTTTCGTTAGTAACGAATTAATTTGCATTTGAATACGAGTATTTGCTTCTTCCGTACTTTTAATTCGTATTTGTTCTTTAACAATTTGCTCGTTAACCGATTTAATATCTTTCTTTAATTTTTCCGCTTTTTCTGATAACAAGGTAATGCCCAATAACTGTTCAATAATTGCCCGTTGTTCATGCACACGCTGGAATAAAAAAGGAACAGTATATGTATTAAGCGCAACAACCTGGCAAAACATAGCCTGACTCATGCCTAAGATTTTTTCTATTTCAAGCTGTGTCTCTCTACTATCCCCTTGAGCATCATCGTCGGCAGAATTTTCACACACTTGTTGTTTAGTTCCGCTAACATAAAATTCTAAATTATTTGGACGACGCCCTCGAACTATTTTATATGTCTTACCATTCGATTCGAAATCTAAAGAAACTTCCATATTTTTCCCATTTGATTTGTTTATCAAATGTTCTTTCTTAATATTAGATACTGCCCAGCCAAATAACGCATAAGAAATTCCATTAAGAATTCCTGTTTTCCCTACGCCATTTCTACTGCCCGCATCTTCGCCGCCCATATCTAAATTTTCACCTAGTATAAGCACTAACTCTTCTCTATTAAGATCAATTTCTTGTACTGCATTTCCAAAAGAAAGGAAATTTTTCATCTTAAGATTTTTTAATTTTAGCATAAATAAATTTTCCATTCCTCGGGAATAATTACATTTTTTGATACACCGCTAAACATAGGAGCGATTTGCGAATGTTTATATCCTGCTAATCCCGTTCCAATCGGAGTTAATCTAAACGTTAATTCAGGATGTGTTTCGGAAAAAATTAAAAATTCGTCTACATATGATTGAATATTAGATAATGGCAATGGTTTCAGCCTTCCATCTTTAGTGGGAATTGCATAAGAATTGCCTTGAAGGCCGTTCCCCTGCCCATAAATTGCTCCACACTGTTGTCGGGCATATAATGCCGCGCCTTTTCCGTGAATTCCCAGCAAATTTGACCCAAAAATAAAAATTTCTTTCATTTCACAATTCTCTATAGATACTTAATAAAAGATTAGAGTCGTAAAAATCACTATTAATTGCTGTTATTTGTCCCTGCACAATAGAATCAACCGATTGAAAAGAAATATTGCCGCCATTTGCTAGATCTTCGGCGTACATATCTTTTTTAACCGGTACCAACGACATTTCGCGCAATTCATATTCCTTCACTAAAGTTTCCTTTAAATAACTGGCCTCTTCATATGATATTGCCGTATCTAAGACCAATTTAATATAACTATGCGCTGGTAGGTATGAAGAGGGATCAACAACTAAATCACTAATTTTAACAACTCTATATTTTGGAGCATCCGGCCAGGACAAAAAAGTTGGCTCTTGCCCATATGGTAAAATCATCATTCCTCTAGAATCATCCCCGGCATCTGTATAATTATGCGGGAAAGCATTACCGATATAGGTGATATTACCTTGAGTTTGTCTCATATGAAAATGCCCACTATATACGTGCTCGAATCCAGAAAAATTCTTTGCACGTATTTCGCCAACCTCAGGCATTGCCGTCTGAGCATTCATTAAGAAATTAGGAATCTCGGCGTGGCACATCAGATATTTTGCTTTTTCTACCGAAATCTTTTTATATTCATCCTGGACCATCCAGGGTGCAAAGATAACATCGCCCATTTGTGTCCATTCATTTATAATTTCGATATTCGGAATGTGGTTAGCCCAAGATACGCTACTAACTGTTCGTTTGTCTTTATAATAAAGATCATGATTTCCGGTGATCATAATAACTCGAGCAAACGAATCACTTAAAATTCGTAATCCCTGCAATCCATAATTCATTGTAACAAGATTTGTATTATTTCGATTATGAAAATAATCACCTAAGAAAATACAAATATCACAGCCTTCAGATATTGCGGTTTCCGAAAACCATCTAATAAAATTTAAACAATCTTCATTATGAACAAGCCCGTTTCCTTTAAGCCCAAGATGAATATCCCCGAAAATAGCAGCTTTCCTAAACAATTCACTCATGATAATATTTACTCACTCTCGAAAATTGCGGCCTGGCTTGTTGCGCTATAGGAAGGATTCATATGGTTATCTATTAGAAGTTTGTCTCTAATCTGCTGATTTTTCTTTTCAATGTTTAAAATACGTAAAAATGCATTTCTAGCAACGGTCGTAAAAAATGAAAATGGATTACTGCTCTTACTTTCATCAAACTGAAGACAAACCTGAATTAACTGCATAATAGCCTGGCCTTCAAATTCTTCTCGATATGAATAATTACGCCAATTTCCTTTCGATGCGTATTTTTCAACTAATTTCATAATCATACGAGCCAAAGTATCTGTTAAATTACCTTGCGTCTTACAAAATGATCCCGAATCAAACTCCCCGATCCAATGGCTTTTGCCTACCTGAAATGCATTACCTAATTCATCTAATCTATAATGAAAAAATGGAGGAAAATTAATACGTATATGATCGGCTTTAATATTTGTCTGTATTAAAGTTTCAATCTCTGCGTCTAATTCTACCACATCTTCTTCTTCGTTATCTTCAAAAAATTTATTAATGCTTAGACCAGAAGATGCAGAAGCCAACTTTTCTTCAATAGTTTTCTTAGGCGGTAACATCGGAATATGTTCCCAAGTCATAACACGAAAAACTAAATCAGTATCTAAGATACTAGCTGGGTCTATCTTATTTGCAGTTTCCCGAAAAATTCTAGCTGCTCTATTGATCTTAGCTGTCTGAATACTATTCGATATTTCTGTAACATCAAATATAATAACATCATATTGATGATCTAATTCAACATTTCGATAAGAGCAATATGAATTCTTTGAAAGATGAATTTCCTTGAGTAAATCACGATTATTTAAATAATTAACTTTAATGGGGTCCCCCGTACTACTTACATTTTAAGCATAAATATGTTATAAGTTAATATTAACATAAGTTGCTTCCGGGGTCAAGAAAAAAATGCAAATTCCATTGCCAGATATGAGTCAAAGTGAAGATCAATTTGCGCCGACTCCATCTGTAACAGATGCATCGGGAGTTGACTCAGTAACATCATTTACCCCGACGCAAATAGGAACAATGTTTCCTAGTACTTCAAGAGTATCGAGCTTAAATATACCATCATTAAAAGCCACTACCCCCAAAGTAACATTTAATGGCGCTTCGGGTAATGATAAACGAGTTAAAATCAGTATGCTGTCAGGAAGTCCTGCAATTTTTTATAGAGACCCAGCAAATACTTTATTAAAAATTCTTAATCAAACAAATGGCGTCGTCTTCCCCTTTCAGCCGTCAGTTCCTCTTTCATTTTCTTCAACATATGAGAATCAAGCTGTTACTCATAGTAATTTTACATATCACTCGTACAAAAATAGTGAAATTAAGCCTTTTGATATAAGTGGTGATTTTGTCGTTAGAACCCCATATGAGGGCCAATATGTAGTTGCGGCAATCCACTTTCTTCGTTGCCTAACTATGATGTTTACCGGAAATGACGCAAGCGCGGGATCCGGAAAAATTAACTTAGCAGGAGCGCCGCCATTAATTGTCAATTTAACAGGCATCGGGTTTGTAGGGTTAGATAGTCTTCCGGTTGTTGTTACTAACGTTACTACTACTTTTCCCGACAATGTCGATTATGTTACCGTTGCATTACCAGGATTAAACGGAGAAATAACTAAAATTCCGTGTCAGATGACTGTTAATATTTCTGTTGTACCCGTGTTTAGCCGATTATTTGCCTCGCAATTTGGTTTGCAAAATTTTTCTAACGGAACTACCCGACTTTTAGGTCCAAATCCTGATTTATCCCCATCTTTAAATGGAACCATTTCTAGTCTAACACCGTCTGCTATTCCATCGTTTTCTGGGTTTTCAGCTAACTCACCAACAGTTATATTAGGAAGTGATAACACTGCGGTTAGCACGAACACAAAAAGCGGTGACTTCCCCACAATCGAAACGCAAGCTGATACTAGCCTTAGCGATATACAACTTTAGGAAATCATGACTACTTATACTAGCGCAAGTGCATACTACGATACATCTATTTCAGCTAATGGAATATTAAATACCTGGACGCCGCGATATGTCCCAGCTAGTCCATCTGATAATTTAGTAGTAATAAGCGATGCATATGATTCTCGCCCGGATCTAATGGCGTTTGATCTTTATGGATATGCCGAACTCTGGTGGATTTTTGCTCAACGAAATCCAGGAACGTTATCTGCTGACCCGTTAGGTAATTTTACCGCGGGTACTGCAATTTATATACCCGATCCATCGGCAGTCAAAGCAGCATTGGAACTTTAAAAATGGCAATTAATACAAATGAAGGACTAAGTTTAGAAGAGATTATTGCAAAGAAAAAAGCTGCGGTAGCAAACGAAGTTTCTGCTCTTAACACCCCACCTGCGGCGTTGGTAGCCCAAGTTAATAATTCTCAAAATCAATTAGCATCATTCCGATCACAAGGCGCAGCCGACAAAAATTTAGATGATCAACAATTATCCACGACGTCTGCTACTGCAAACAGCTCTATTAGGCCCAATTTGCTTAACTCTTATGCAAGTTATACCCCGTTAATAACATTACAAGTTACTACCCCAAAATTACATGCATTAATGATGGCTGCACAACGGTATGTACCGTCAGATTGGACAACTATTTGTCAATCAGGAGGAATGGGTACAAATAAATTATCAACATATTTCCCTACAGATTTAGGCATTGATAATCTTGATATGAAGACTATAGCCGGCCAAAATCAAGAAAATCGTGGGTCAAATGCAACAAATATAACTTTCGATATAATAGAACCAAATGGAATGGACTTAATTGAAAATCTTTATGATTTTTGCCAATCTATAAACGAGTATAACTATTGTCAACTACCATACTTACTTAAAATCTCATTTAATGGATTTTTTGATGATGGTTCACTCAATACTATTGCAGGAACAACTAAATATATTCCAATAGTATTAGCCAACATGGAAATTAAAGCGGGATCCACCGGAGCAACCTATAAAATTACAGCAATTCCAATTAATGAATTATCAAATACAGAAATAGCCGGAAGAATTGATTCGATGGTTGAAATTTCTAACAGCAGCACAGTGCAAAATTACTGCGATGGATTAGCATATTCATTGAATCAGCATCAAAAACATTATGTAGATACAAATACATATACAGTAGCAGATAATTATGAAATTATATGTTTACCTCAGATAAGTACAGAACTTAGCTCGAGTTCATCAAATATTAATATTGGAGCAAGTTTGTTTGTAAATCCTGTATATACAAATACAACGTCTGCCCCTAAAGATGCAAAAATGACATCTGGGGCAACACCGATACAGGTAATGGCAAATAATTATGCATATAACCTTGGGCAAACACATGCAATTAAAAATGCAACAACTACCGCTAATATTAATGGGCAAACAGTAACAACGGGTGAAATTTCAACAACATCTATTGGGCCTGGAATAACCGCGGTTAACCAGGTATATTTTAACCCTGATGGCAGTTCATCTGGCCATAGTATTGTACGATTTGGCGTCGGCGCTAGTATTCTTGATTCAATTAATACTTTAATTATAAGTAGTGAGTATATAACCAATCAAATTAAAGTATTCGAGAAAAAAATAAGCGACATAATTAATATGGCAAATTTAGTATCGGGCGACCCGACAACAGATATCGGAATTAAGGAAGCGATTAAACAATTACAAGGACCGTTTCAATGGTTCATGATTAGCAGCGAAACAACAATTCTTGGTTATGATTTTTTACGTGGAAAATACGCGGCTAATTATCGATACATCGTAAAACCATATATAATCGATAACGCAAAAATATTTGAAGTACCTAATCAGACTCCGGCGTTGCGAGTTTTAAAAGAATATAACTATATATTAACCGGCAAAAATACCGAAATTCTTAACTTTGATATGGAATTCAAAACTGCTTTTTTAACATATACCCAAGTTGCTAATAAGAGTACTAAGCAGCAAGGAACAGGATCATCGACTCCGGCAGATCAACCAACCGCATCTAATTCAACATATGTAATAGCTCAAAAAGGTACAGCAGTAAACGCCTCTAGAGTTCTATCGGCAGCACCAAGTAGTATCAAATCAACTAATATAACGGCCGAGCAAACTCCCGAAAGAACTACAGCGGCAGATGTCGCTGCGACAATTTATGCTCCCGCAGAAATGTTATCGGTTAGATTAACTGTTAACGGTGACCCTGATTATATTAAGCAAGATGGACTATTTCTAAATCCATCAGCAAATTCAACCTTAGTACCATATATAACAGAAGCGAGCGGAGCACCTGGAGGAATTATGTTCAATAGTGGAGAAATTTACATGAATCTCAATTTCCTAATTCCCAGGGATATAGATCTTTCAAGTGGATTAATTACCCCACCAGATAAAAGTAATAATGTTGTATATCATCGTAATGTTTTTAGCGGTTACTATCGAGTTTTAGAAATAACTAACAAGATAGCCAACGGTGTTTTCACCCAAGAATTACAATGTATTCGGTTTGATGACAGTCACGAGATTAACCTCATATCAGCGGCTACACCCGTATCTGTTTCATCACCAACTGCACCGAGTAATGCCGCCACGCCCCAAAAAGCATCTACTCCAATTTACGCCGGGGCGCTATCCGGAATCAAAGCTGTATTGGGATGAGTATAAATACAAATAAGGTGATATAAATGAGAATAATAGAATTATTTGAAGATTTACCGTCAATACCAGGGTTAGCACCGTCGGTTAATCAATCTGGACTTAAAAACAATATAAAGACAGCTACCCCAGGCGTGGCAAATTCTGCAAATATAAACACAAATTCTCAAGCGGTAAAACCAATTGATCCCGCAATTTCCCAGCAATTATCAACTCGAGGATCTACAATCCAATTGCCATCGGGGCCCACAAACCAGCCGACCAATTTTAAAATAACAGGCATGGATAATCAAACCGGAAACGTAACACTTAATAATCCCCAATCACCCAATCAACCTGGCGTGTCTTATTCTAAAACCCAATTAGCGCAAATGATTGCCGCTAGCAAGCCAACAATGTAAGGGTAAACTATGTCAATATATTCAGGCTTTTCAACGGTATCGTCAGATGCTCAAAAGAAATTTGTTCTTACCGATAGGAAACTTATTCAGCAGGATTTATTGAATGCGTTAAAAACTCGGCGTGGGCAACGTCTTATGCAACCTAATTTCGGATGCATAATTTGGGATAAATTATTCGATAATATAACACAGACCGATTTAGATGACATTAGTGCTAACATTAGTTCAATCATTAATAACGATCCTAGAATAACATTAGTAAGTCTCGATCTTACTCAGGGACAACATACAATTACAGTAACAGTAATTATTCAATATGTTAACACAAATGAAACGGATCAACTAATAGTGAACTTCAATTCTGAACTGTCTAGTGATTTCTAACCCATCCTGTCAGCCGCGAATTCATTAATGAATTAACCGTCTTGTATCTAGAGCATAAATAATCATATGGGAACATCACTGCAAGCAACAACGGCTTTTGGCATTCAAGATTGGCAGGCTTTCTATACTTCTATGGGCAGCCCGAATCTCGCGTCGTACGATTTTTCCACACTACGAAAATCGTTCATAAATTATTTGCAACTAAAAAATCCAGAAAATTTCAATGATTATATTGAAAGCAGCGAGTTCACGGCATTAATTGATCTAATTGCATTTATGGGACAAAGTATGTCCTTTCGTTATGATATGAATGCGAGAGAAAACTTTCTTCCTACTGCGCAAAGTAGAAATTCTATTAATTATCTGGCTAATCTTGTTAATTATATTCCGAGTCGAAATTTAGCTGCAAATGGCTATCTAAAAATAAATAGTCTTTCTGTTAACGATAATGTATATGATTCGCTAGGAAATAATCTTAATGGAATAACAATTAATTGGAATGATCGCACTAATAGAAACTGGCAAGATCAGTGGAATACTATTATCAATGCAGTTTTAATTAGTTCTCAAACCATTGGCAATCCTGGTAATACAAATGTAATTAATGGAATTAATTATTCAGAATACGGCTTGTCTTCGTCGGCAGGACAGGCGCCGCCATATGCATTCACAGCATCTATTAATAGTTCAAGTACAAATTTTGAAATAGTTAACCCTACTTCTGTTGGCGAAACATTTATATATGAAATCGACCCCGAACACACTTCTACTTTTAATCTTCTTTATGAAAATGATGGACTAGGATTTGCTAGCCAAAATACGGGGTATTTTCTCTATTTTAAACAGGGAACATTGTCGTCGCAAACTTTTAGTATTGCATCTGGGTTACCTAATACATCTATCAATTTATCCCAAACCGGCGTTAATAACTCGGATGTATGGCTATATCAACTTAATACAGACGGAACAATTACAGAATGGACTCAGGTACAAACAATTTACGGAGAAAATACAGCTTTCAATAATCTTCCATCGCAGCAGCAAACAATTTTTTCTGTAACTAATCAAATCAACGATGCTATTACTTTAATCTTCGGTGACGGTGTTTTTGGAGCAATTCCTCAAGGTAATTTTATATGCTTTACTCGTTCATCTAATGGGCTAACATATAGAATTAATCCTTCAGAAATGTCCAATTTATCTTTTCCTATTAACTATACGAGTAAGACAAATCGTACACAGCTATTAACAATCAATGCGAGTTTACAATACACCGTAGGTAATAGTGCGGGTACCGAATCGTTAGCAAATATTAAATTAAAGGCACCCCAAAGTTTCTACTCGCAAAATAGAATGGTAAATGGTCAAGATTATAACTCTTTTCCCTTTACAAAATATAGCAATATTTTACAATTAAAAGCAATCAATAGGACGGCTAGCGGAGTAAGTCGATATCTCGATGTAATTGATCCAACTGGAAAATTTAGTAGCACAAATGTTTTTTGTGACGATGGTTTTATATATACAGATCCGTCAGTTATAACAAATAATTATACCTATGCAAATCAAAATAATTTAGCAACAATTGTAGAAAGTCAGATAACCTCGCTAATATCGTCTAATAATACGCTGTCGTTTGTCCTTAATCCCAGTAATTATCCAATCACTATTCCCTCGGCAGCGACCGCCTGGAATTTAGTGTTAACTGACAATACTTCTAGCTCTGGATGGATAAGTGATGTTGCCACCGGCAATCTAATTACAATAAACGATGGACGTTTCGCGCCCGTCTCGCATTCATCAATTCTGAAAATTGGATCATTATTACAATTTACCGCTCCCACTGGTCAATTTTTTGACATTAACAATAATCTAATCACTTCGTCTTCCCAATTATTGAATCAGAAATCTATAATTTATGCGGCTATTACTTCTGCTGATTCGGCTGGCATCGGAAACTCGATCTCAATGAA